ATACGGAACTCGTGATCCCGTGCCTTCTCCTTATCCTTGACGGCCAACCACTCCGGGATGAGGCGGAGGATCCCCCCGCCAATCGTACTAATGACAGCTTCTAGAATCATTTAGTCACCCAATGGGTAAACACTTCCCATCCACCTTTAACGAACAGCACGATGCCGGTAAATAGGAATGCCATCCCACCCATAAAACCTTGGTACTTACCCAAGGTAGTGTGTATTGCATCTAGCTTCTTATCAATATCAGGAATACTAGAGACAGCGGTTTCCACTCGAACCAACCTTTCCCGTATAGCAGTATGTTCTGCGTGTAGGGATCGGATCTGTTCTAGGAGGTCTTGTTCCATAACCATCCTTAGAATGTATCGCTAACAAGGGAAATCATACAGGTATCGGTAGAAGGAGTAGCACTCTGCCCAAGGTAGTATCCTTTTGTAGCGCCTAGATTATTTACCCATACATGATCTACAACCATCGGTGGGCCGTATGCAACATTTCTAGTGGAGTACACAACACTAGATGGTCGTGCGGTTGGATTAGTATTAACAGACATGATGATTGGAACAAACTTGTGTACTCCATTCGGTCTAGCATAGTGATTATACGTAGCAGTATATCCACCCGGAGCCTGTCCCGCCATGTTATATTGCGAAAGACAATGCCATACACTAGTCGTTCCTTCGTTAGCTGTTGCGTCCCATACGAGCGAAACACAGTTACCAGCTAGATTATTATTAATGGAAGAAGTGTATGCGACATTACTGAGCGTCATCGGGTTTGGGCTACTCGCAGCATGGAAAGTAATAATGCCCGGAACAACAGAGCCAGCATCATTCTTGAACAGATTACCGACCATCATGCCTTGCGCAGAACCACCTGAGCCAAACATACACAACTGATCTTCTTCGGGGTTTACATATAGTCTAAAGCTATAGCTTCCCCAATACGCGCCAAAGCTGCGGAACCTACTGAATTGATTGCTAGCAAATAGGGCCGATCCGTTGACACTATAGTTTGCATAAGCAGGCGCATCCGTAGTAGCACCGGGATCATACCCCATATACAGATACGTAGTAACCGCAGTCTCATTAGGGGCTAAATAGTTACTAGCAATAGAGCTACCACTAACAAACATCAGTCGGCCCGCCGAGCCGTTCTTACGCTTCAGCACTAGGTACGCCGGGGCAACAGAGTTATAACTGGCAATCTGCCAATGTACCGTGGGATCTGTTTCCCATGTCTGCCACGCGGTATATACTTGGCCGAGGCCAGTACCGCTGTTGTTAGTATTGATTACTTGATTAGTTGGGTGTTTATACCAAGCCATATATTCCTCACGTTATGTCAATACTGACTGCTTCAGCGTTGATAGTTGTAATACTAAGGTACTCTCGACTATGCTGCATCTGCACAAAGGCGTTTCCATTTCTATTTAGGACTTCCCATCCTCTACCATTCCAAATCCAATTATAGGTTGAGGAAGAATAGGTTTGTCCGATGGTAGGGGAATCAGGAAAGTTCATCATACCACTAGCTCCATAATGTTGCACCGGGATACGGGTATAATAGACTTGTTCTCAAGGTGCCAGAACAAGCACTAGTAGCAAACCATTGTCCCCACATTGGACACAGGGAACCAGATACACCGCTGAATGCTACTCCAAGATCAACCCCATTCTTCATAAAGCTAATTTCCCCTGCATCAGCATTCCATACCACACCAAGAACATCTGATCCGGTAGTGCTACCTGACGAGTAGGCGAGGTTTCCGCCCCCATTGGCTTTCGTCCCATTGAATAGTTGAAATCCCCAAGTGGTCGGCCCCGCGCCGGGAAATTCCTGAAGGTTGCCGTCTGACTTGGAGAGTCCAATGCTTGCCCATTGTCCCGTGTGATTTGTTACCTCAAATTGCCATATGCCAGAACTCTTATATCTTGTCCCCCGAACGCAACCTGCCCCTGCTGGTGAGCGTGTTGCTGTGAGGTTGTTATTACTAAGTGTAACTGCCGCAGCTTTATCCGCTGGATTCCACGACATAGGAAGTTGCACATCAGGAGCAACTTTGTATGGATCAATTATCATTACGTACCTATCAGCGTGATTACCAATCCTTTTGCTGTGCCATCCCCAACCTGATCTACGTCTACTGTGATCTCTGCATCGCTAGAAACTGCTGGCGTTGAAATAACAGCCGGTGTGGTTGCCGTTGTACTAGTTTTCTCTCCGTTGTCAATAGTTAATTTTGTACTGAGAATAGATGAACCATTGACATTGATATCGACTGTAAAGATACTACCACTTGTCTGTGCTGTTGCTAGAGAAGCGCGTACCTCCGTAACTACCATATCAAACGGAGCACGAAACACGGCTTTGTTAGTTCCAGCAGCAACAGGAGTAATCAAATCAGATGCCGCTGCTTGAATTACTTTAGTGGGTGGAGTATTAGAAACAGGCGTCATACGTGACGGCCCAAACTCTACCCATGCGGCAGAATCACCATCATTGACCCATGTATACATGATCCCGGAATCGGAATCAATCCACCTTGCACCTGCCGCAATTGCTGTAGGAATACCATCAATACTACCTGATTGGAAGTAGAACTCTCCACCCCCACCGCCACCAAGACTCGCTGCATCAATGAACGTGTAGTCCCACCACGTATCGCTAGCTTTAATTAGGATCTGTCCAGTTAGTCCCCCACCACCCCAGAGTTGCGCCCATCCATAGTCGCCGTCCGCATCACTCAGCTTGGCAAGTACGTTTTGGTACAGACCACCAGCAGGAACACCGGCCTTACGCCACTCGGTATCCATGCTATCGTTAGTCTTTTTGACAAGCACATAGTCTGCTTGCCCACCTGTGGGAACACCCGGCCCTTTGATATTCAGGGCCAGTACCCAACTACCCGTGACTTTCTGATACAAGTCTCCGGTTAGTTCATCGAGATAGTAGTTCCCATTCTCACCGAGTAGCGGGGACGGAACACCCGGCCCACGGAACCACGAACCACCCGCCGCAAGCATGGCGTAGTGGAAAGCAGAGTACCTACCGGGATAGTTGAGCGGATCCGGCTCAACATACATGGCGGCTTGCGCCCATGCGCGAGCAAGTTCCGCAGCAGCTTGAGCGAGTGCAGCGTATTGTTGACCAGCGGTAGCTTCGGCAGAACCGCCGAGTCCCCGGTCAAAACCTCCACGTAGCGTACTCATCTACACTCCTTACTTGGACTTCTTTGGAGCACCGGCAGGCGGTTTCATAGGAATGTCCCATTCCGGGCGCGTTCCATCAGACCGTTTGCCGATCTCTTTGCCTTTCTCATCAACCTCAACATACTCGGGGTGAAGGCGCATAGAGTTGATATCCACGGGATGCTCGAACTTCAGCACTACCCCATTGGCTACGAACTTAAAGAGCGCGGCCATGTTACGGACTCACTTGAGTATAGGCACCCGCAGCAACAGCATCTTTGAAGGCGCGAACGTCAACAGGTTTGTTGGCGGGGACGGTGATCTGCACACCCGTAACAACGTCTTGGAAAACGTGTTGGAGGTAGAGCGAGGAATCGTTCCAGCCAGTAGTCAGAGCGTTCATGTGAACTCCTTATAGTCTAAGTCTTGCTATGATTATCCGTACCGTCATTGGTGCCGGATCAACCGGGCCACCGGAATTGTTATGAGTCAGGATGTGGAGGGTGTCTACTGCTCCTACATGGAACTCATGGATTACCGCGTGGTTAATATCATCGGTGTGTTGAACACCGAGTACGAAATCTTTGGTAGGGTCAAGGCCCGGTAACGCAGCAGTTGACACATCAATACCATTGTTGGGAACTGAACCAACATCAAGGCTAAACTGATAGATCCTAACACGATAGAACACCTGCCCGTGGGTTTCTTCTTGTCGAAGAACGCGAATGTTGGTAGCGGTAGCCATAACGCTCTTAAGAGCGGGGAGGAGCCGAAGCCCCTCCCCATCTCTATTACGCCGGAACAGCCAGCGGGATCAGCGAACCGTCGCGCAGTTCAGCCGTACCGAAGATGGTATCGGCGGTCATCAGCGTAGCAAGGTACTCTTGCTTGTACTGAGTCTGAACACGCGGAGCCATCTGTTCCACGAGGACGATTGCATCCTTGTGACCCATCAGGCAGATTCGCGCGGCACCCGTCGCCGTGTCGCAGTTCGTCGAAACGAACACCGGCACGCCGTACAGATTACCGATTTCACCCGTGCGGATCGAATCACCCGATCCGACAAAGGCTTGCTCCGTGAAGCGGGCAAGACCACGCAGCGTATTGGCACTCGACGGGGGGATCAGGAAGAACCGATCCGTACCCGGAACGTCCGCGTCGTCAAGGCGCTGGATGGTACGGCGGATAGCCGCATCAGTCAGAGCCGTGGCGTTGGGCGTGCCCGAGTTATACGCCGTAGTACCGTCACCACCGATGTACGCATTCGCGTAAGCAGCAGTACCGGCACCACCGTTGGTCGAACGGCCACGTTGAATCAGCGTCGTGTCAACGCGCACGGCGAGGGCGTAGCCCGCGTCTTGCGTGTAGAACGAGCGGAAGCTCGGCAGAGCTTGGACTTCAGCGAAGTCCTCGATCAGACGCGAGTATTCCCAATGCTGGTCAATCGTAACCGGCGTGGTTCCTTCCGTCGCTTGGATCAGCGTAACCGCTGCGCCAGCCGACTTCGCCGTAGCGTTACCACGCGAAGGGGTCGGAATGTTAATCTTATCCCCCTTCTTACCTTTCATGCTCATCTTTTTAACGAGTTGAGCAGCAACCAGATTCTTTTGATACGACGCGATAATCTCGTCGCTCCAAAGTTCCGGTACAAAATTGTCAAGTTGGGTTTTACCTTGACTAGAAGCACCATCCCATGCGGCCATTTAAGACTCCTTAGCGGACTCGACCCTCACGGTACGCTTCCATGATTTCAGGTTGCATATCCATGTACCGTTGCGGATCTACTTGTTGAAGTTTGATAATGTCGGCGCGTCGGTAGATTTTCTTCGATGACGGAGCATCGGAGTTTCCTGAACTAGTGGCACGGGGCATCATCTTGCCCGAGTTCGGATCCGCTTTCGCGGGAGCCGCAGGAGCCTTCGCAGCACGCACTTCTTTGTAGGTACTGATAAGTTCCTCAGCCGCCTCAAAGTCGTAGTTCTGGTCAGCCCGTGCGAACAGTTCCGTTCGGACTTTCGATTTACCCACCCACTCTTGGAAGTCAGAATTTTGCGCCACTTCCAAGGCATCCGGGAATTTCGCAAGGAGCTTACGCTGCGCGGTTTCCCGTCGCACCATCTCGGCTGCTTCCGCTGCCGACTTGATACGAGGATCACGCTCGATCATACGCTCAACCGCTTTCGCGGGATCTGCGAAAAAGTCTACCTCACTCTCTTCTTTTACCGGAGTGTTCGGCTGCGGATTAGCACCACTAAGCGTCCGCTTGATGTACTCGTCAGTTACTTTACGGAGTTCACCAAGTTCCTGCCCCTGCTTACCAACCAGCTTTTCAGCTTCTTGGTGCATCCGAACGATCTCGGCTAGACTCTTTCCCCTGTACTTATCGGGGAGTCCTTCCTCGCCATTCGGCTTTTCTTCTTGACTCTGCTCGGTACTATCGCTAGTATCGAGTTCGTCTGCGGGTTCTTTGGTTTCGTCCTGCTCAATGATAGTCGCGCTCATTATCGCTTCTCCTTAACTAAGGGGCTTCTTTTTAGCGCGGAGTTCATGGTCACGCTCCCACTTCATCGCTGCTCCGGGGAAAGCACCGCTCCACCCTTCGAGTTTGAAAGCGGGCGCAGAAACCATACGCCGTGCTTCTTGGCCGCAATCCGGGCAAGGTACTTCGTCTGTCCCTGTTGGAACGAAGCATTCATGCACATGATTGTTGGGGCACACAAAGTCATACACTCTCATCGTTTTCCTCCGAAAGAATATCGTCATAGGTTGACTTAGCAAGTTCCCTGACGTTGAGGATCCAATCGAGAATGTCTACTTGTCCTTTCCTGAAGAAGAGTTCTTCTGGGGTACGTACCGAAGAAATGTTCGCATACGCATCACGCAGAGTTTTCACTTCCTCCATCCACTCTTCCCACCCCGGCGTTCCCGTAGTAATGAAACGCTCTTGGTAGTACCTATCTAAATCCTTGTCTCTGAGGGTATCCATCTGTCACCATAGGTTAGCTGCTAGCAACTCATCTTCCTCATCTTCGAGGGCTTGCTTTGCTCGCAGGGCTGCGGCTTTCAGTTCTAGTTCGGCTTGCGCCTTACGTAGTTCCTCGGCTTCTTTCTCTATCCGTAACCGTTCTTGTGCGGTTACTAGTAATGCTAGCTGCTGTAGTGCAAGGTAAGCCTCGTTTAACGCTTGCTTGAAAGCATCTGCTTCAGCAAGAAGAGGGTCACGCTGCGCTGCTTGTACTTTCTTTCTAGCTCTGCGGATCTGACTCTTGTACGAGTTAATGTACGCAGAACCCGGTGACGAGAAGCGGACAAGCGTTCCTCCTCCGCCTCCTGATACGACCACAAGGGCTGTGCCGGATCCTGTGAATCCATCAGAACCTACCTCCGTTGCAGCCATCGTACCCGTAGACACGGGTGACGATGTTCCTACAAATGTATCTAATCCTACTTCGGTAGCAGCCAAGATACCTTGAACAAGGATCTTGCCTGTCGATGCAAAGGTATCTGCCCCGCTCTCGGATGCTGCAAGGGATCCCTTGATGATGACCTTACCCGTAGATGCAAACGAGTCTGATCCAGTTTCCGTTGCAGCAAGAGAGCCTTTGACCAGCACCTTGCCCGTAGCAGCGAACGTATCTACACCAGCTTCCGTTGCTACTAGACCACCCTTAACTAACACCTTACCGCTCGAAGCAAAGGCATCGCTGCCTGTCTCCGTAGCTGCCATGCTACCCGTAACACCGAGGTTATCTGTTACCGTCCCCGATGCTGCGAAGGTATCACTACCTGTTTCGCTTACCGCTAGCGATCCTTGGACAATCACCTTTCCGGTGGATGCGAAGGTGTCGCTACCGCTTTCCGTAGCGGCCAAGGAACCTTGGACGATCACCTTCCCAGTTGAGGAGAAGGTATCGGCACCCGTTTCCGTGGCAGCCAACGTGCCAGTTCTCGTTGGCAAGAACTCTTCAAGCGCAGAGAATACAGGAGCCGTATCCCCTACTACCGCGAGTGTCGGGTTGGATGTTTCCCCCGTACTCGTGTTAATCCTAAACTCACCGCGCAGCAGTACCGCACTTGCATTGTTACGCGAACGAGTCAGCGTTAGCGCAGTAAAGTTCGTGGATACCGTAATATCCGTGGTACTGTTCGCTTCCTTACCAAGCGCACGGATATACAACCGCGCTTGTGAAGGTAGTCCGCTAAACGCTGCCGAACCAAATCCGTTTGCTGCATCTGTCCCGTTCGTTACGGGATTCGTCGTAGCATCTGGATCGAGGCGAATACCCCAACCCGCTGCCTTTGTAAACTTCCACATCGACGCGCACTTGTCAACCCGTGCCGCGCTCAACGTGATCGTAATTACCGTACCTACAGCAACAGTACCCGTAGCCTCGAACAACCATTGTGAGGTACACACACCGTCTGCTGCCACACCACCGACAGTATTGGTGTACTCACCGAGTTTTGTCCAAGTCCCTGTACCGCCCGATACCCCGGTATGGGTATTGGTATTACCATCGGCAGTAGCGGTGTTGTCCGATACTACCGTAAGTATTGCGAAGTCCCCGCTTGCCAGCGAGTTCGTCGCAGTTGTCAATGTGAACGTGGTGGAACTAGTGCTAGACGCACCTGTCCCCATCGTTCCTACTGAGGCGATAGCCATATCGCCCCCTTAGTTATGCGTGCGTGATCGTGGCGCTGTTGATCGTAACGGTCTGACCAGCGGTGATACTCGTGCTGTCAAGGTTGATATCGGATGCCGAAACACCAACCGTAAGGCCGGTAACAATATCCGTTCCACCCGAGGCCGTGCGGATCCGCGCAGCCGCAGCCGTGCCAGTATTGTCCGCTGACGTATCCGAGCGAGGAAAGCCCGAAAACGTAAGCACACCACCGGAAGCACCCGCCGCAGCCGGATTACCGAGGGCAATCGTGGCAAGAATCACCGCCATACCCGTAGTACCAATCTCAAGTACACCCGTAGTCCCGATAGCCGTGGTAACGGCATCGAGGCGGGCGTTCTTTACTGCCGTAGTGTACGTAACAGCCATAGTATCTCCTTAGTCAACCAATTCCGTCACGATAGAACCGTCCGGTTCCCTCCGCGACTTGCGTTTTTTCTTCGAGGTAGCATCAAGATCGCTCCTAAGAGCAGCAATCTCGGCACCAAGCTGTCCGATAGTGTCGGCGTTGCGACTCTCAGCTTCTTTTTGCGCCATTTGCATCGCTGTAATGCGCTCATTCGAGTCAATATCCTTCTCCTTGATCGCAAGTTCAGCAACGCTCACGAGCTTATCAAACTCACGGTCACCTTCCTTGTCAGGACGCGCTTCAGCCATCGCATTAACCATCTCGATCTGCGGTTTGTACGTTTTCTCGTACTCAGCACGGGCCAGATTCAGGCTAGCGCGGGACTCAACCTCAACAACCTCGGCCATCGCCTTGCGAAGTGCCAACTGTTGCATCTGTTTCTGCATTTCCTGTTGTTCAGGATCCGGTTGCGAGGACTGAACGATCATTTCGATGATCTCGCCACGGTTCGGGAGGTTCGAGTTCTCGACAATACCCGAAAGAATGGCGTTATAGGCCGGGGATTCCGGCTTCATCGTGTTCAAAAGCGACACAAGCTGCTGTTGTTCGTACTCACGGGCGATAACACCCATGCTCGTAGCCGGTTTAACGGTAACCGGGATCGCCGGATAGCGTTGCGGGGCGTACTGCATATACATATAGAGGGTTTTGCGTAGCGCAGGGACGAACAACTGCTCATGGAAGTTCATCAACGTGCGTTTGAACCGCTTAATGACGGCAGAGAGAGCCATCGAGACAGCGCCAGCCTTCGCTTCGCCACTCACAGCCTCGCTAACACCCGTCACATCGGCTGCTCCGGTGGCTTGGAACACCATCCGTTCGAGCAACGGAGCCTCTTGATACAGGTTTTGATCGACTTGACCGAGCTTAAGCGTCTCAAAAATCTCAGACGGACGGCCATTCATCGGAATCATCCGGCCCGGAACGATATCGAGCTTAAAGCCTTTAGGCATCCGAGCGGCATCTACCCCGACCATTGGGAATACCGTCAATGCAAGCGAGTCAAACCGCGCTCTTAAGATCGTATCGTGGGCCTTTTGTGAGTTGTACCCCTTCTCCACAATGCCCCGACCCCAGAAACGGTTGGGCAGAATGTCCCATTGGAACGCAACAACCGGGCGTTCCTTGGTCATGTAGGGGGATTCTTCGAGTTTGAGGATGTGCTCGTCGTTCAGGATGACTGCACAGACCTCAACGTAGCGTTCCGGCTCCTCATCTTCGGCGACACCTTCGTCATCCGGCATGAGTTCGGCAGTCTCGTCCTCCGGGAACACTAGTTCACGGGGCATCAGACCGTAGTAGCGCACCAGCTTGACCGGCTCGCCACCATCCGAAGTGCTCTCTTCCTTGTCCTTGGACGTAGCATCGTCAGGAGAAGCGGCTCCGAGCGGGAAAACTTTGTAGATACCTTCGGCCATCCCTTGCTCAACGATGTGGCGGGATACCGTTTCCTCAATAGCAACACCCAGAGAGTCCTCAATCGAGGTAGCCTCCGGGGCAATGAGGAAGTTATAGGGTTGAACGGGGTGCCACACGATCATGTCGCGTGTGGTTT